GATACCAGCACCACCAACGGGAACATCGCCCTTGACTCTAACGGCACGGGCGTCGTTGAGGTTCGGGGCAATCAGGACGCTGGCGGCACCAACGCTGGTTCCATCAAGCTCAACTGCGAGCAGAACAGCCACGGGGTTACTATCAAGAGCCCTCTCCACGCTGCTGCGGCTACGTATACGCTCACCCTTCCTGAGGCTGACGGCACTGTCGCCAACCAACCTATGGTTACTGACGCTTCGGGGCAGTTGTCTTTCTCTGATACTGTCACCGCCAACGTCGCGGGTCAGGAGATAAACTTCAACGCCGGCACTGCGGCTCTATCCACCGCTGGCGACGCTGAGGGTACGGTCGTCTATTTCGGCAATACCAACACCACTTCGGCGGGCAAGGTGTATACGTTCTTTTCTGGCGACTGGGAGCCTGTCGACGCGAGCGTAGGTGGGGAGGACACCACCAAGGGGTTGCTGGCTATGGCTTTGGGCACTACTCCCGCTACCGACGGCATGCTCATTCAGGGTATCGGCATCCTCGACCACACCCCGGGTTCGGCGGGCGATATCCTGTACGTCGATACAGTTACGGCTGGCGAGCTTACGGCCACTCAGCCCAGCACTACCGACGAATACTCTCGCGTAGTGGGCCACCAGATTGGTGCGTCGAAGGTTCTTTTCATTCCCTCTCAAGACTGGATTAAAATTGCCTGATATAAGCGAACTTAACGGAACTGCCATTGATAACGTGGCGGAGTTTGACGGGCTGACGGTGACGGCGAGTACGCGATTGTTGGACACCTACCCCAACGCCACGTTTGCATATTCTATTAGACGCTTAAACTCTGCCTACACGGGGGCGTGCTGCCGAGTATATAGTACTGGCACTGGTATTGGGGAGCAAGATTTTGGTTTTGATTCCAATGGTATTTTGGATATTGATGCCATTGTAACATTTGTCGGGGCTGGAAATAACGGCGTAGTCGTAACGTGGTATGACCAATCTCAGAGCGGGGGCACTGGTTCAGGGACTGATATTACTCAAGACACTACTAATGGCCCATTGCTTGTAGATGCTGGGTCACCAATTCTTGTCAATGGATTGCCCGCTTTTAAAGCCGGAGAGCGCAGTGGATTTGACACTAGTTGGACCAGTGTGAGCCAGCCATTTACTCTGAGTAGCGTCACGGAGGAAGATTCCGATGCGTATTTATTCGGTAACAATACCCAACTAAGATTTCGGAATTCCACTGAGACAGTTTGGCTCGGCACTGATATAGACGGTGGCAATACCGTGCCTATGGGTCATCACGCATTCTTTGGAGTAGGTAATGGGTCTAGCAGCTTCGGTAAGGTTTCAGTCGCAGACATACAACCTGCGGGGGTTACGTTTACGAATAGCTCTGCTTTAGATGCGACGTTAATAGGTGCTCGTTGGCCTAATAACAGTACGGGCAATAGGTCTTGGTTGCAAGAATTTGTTTTGTGGGGGTCTGACCAAAACGGAGCTGGCCAAACTTCAGGCATCGAGGCTAACATCAACGAAGAGTACCTCATCTACCAACCCACCGACGCACCTACATCGGGACTCCTTGCCACCTACACAGGAGCCGAAGCAGCCTACTCCGTCCGTCAGCTATCAAATAAGGCGCTTATCGCTTTGAGGATTCGCAGGGACTCCGACGATGAGGAGGCTAATATTGGTTTTGACGCTAACGGAGACTTGGACACTCAGGCCATAGCGGATTTCTGTCAGACCGCGAACGGATACGTAACTCGTTGGTGGGACCAAAGCACCAACGGCAACCATATTGACCAAGCCCTCAACACAATTCAACCGAAGATATACAACGGTACGACGGTCATTACGAGCGGCACTACAACGGTCCGCCCATCCTTGCAATTTGAAACTACAGATGCCGTTCCTTTAGCTAACACTTCGTTAGATTTAACTTTCGCCTCGTCCTTGTCACAACCGATTACGGCCAGCATTATTACAAGGGATATTGTAACCACTACTGATGAGATGTGTTGGCTGAATCCAATTTCAGGAAGTGCCGAGCTTTCTATTGCGTCCGACGGCACCCCTGATGTCTTGAGATTTTATGCAGGTACAGAATTGGTATCAACTAGTCAAAAAGACGCGGACATGATGTTGTTTACGGTGTTCAATACCACCAGCTCGGAAATGTTTAAAAACAATAGCAGTATAGTGAGCGGCAATGCGGGGACAAATAGCCTAAGTTCTTTAAGAATTGGAGGCCTTCGGACTGGCCCGAACGAGAGATTCGGCATCCACGGCAACGTGCAAGAGTATATTTTGTGGGGCAGCGCACAAAGCGCGACAAATAGAAACGGCATCCACACGGACACAAACAGCTACTTCGGAATTTACTAATGGCTACCGTATACCTCCCCGTCGAGCCACAGCTCGGCATGACCTCAGCAGAACGCGCCGAAGCTATCGACGCCCAAGTGTGGTGCCTCCGGCGCCCGGCCTCCCTGCAATCTCCGCAGGACATAACGAAATACTACTACCCCCGCATCACCCACCCCGTCACGGGCGAGGTGGCTATAGTAGGCGACACGACCGAGGAGATTTACATCAACCCCTTGGTGGATTTGACCGAGCTCCTCGCCCTGCTACCCGAAGTTCCCCAAGCGGAGAAGGACGGGCTGGTTGCATACATTGACGCCAACCGGGGCAGCTCCGTCCCGTTCGGGCAGCTTATCCCTTCCACTTCCACCCAGCTTACTCAGGTCGAGGCTGAGGCCCTCGGGTGGTTCCCAGACCCTATTGAACCCTAAGACATGGCTAGTGTTGCTGAGATAGATGGATTGACGGTGCCTTCGGCGTTTCTGCTGGACACCTATACCGGCGCGGCGGCAGCCTACTCTGTGCGTCAGTTGAAGTCAGGGGCGACCGTAGCCATGCGTGTCCGTCGCGTAACGGGGGCGGGAAATACTGGCAATGACGATGAGGCTGATGTGGTTTTCGACACGAGTCTTGCAACACCTACCATTTCCCTCGATTCTCCGGTCAGAAACTTCAGCGCGGGCGGTTCTAACGCGACCACGCTTGGAGAGTTTCTGAATGTGGGTACAGTTCCTCCCTACAACGGGGGCTTAGCTTTCAGCAACGCCGATAGCTTAACCAATACGGCTTCGTGTTTCGTAGATGAGTGGAAAGACCAGAGTGGCAACGCAAATCATGCTACGCAATCAACGCCAGCAAGCCAGCCGCAAATCCATTCGGGCACGGTCGACACCGACTTGATTACTGAGGGTGCTACTACCTCGCGACCTGCTCTACAATTTGATAACAGCAGTACAAGGCATTTGCAAATTACCTCTCCTGCGTTTCGTATGGATATTCGCACCTGTTTTTATGTTTTCCGAGAAACGACCAGTGTCAATTTTTCTGGTATCGTTTCTTGTGCTGATATTAGTGGAGAGGATTTTAACAGAACCGCCGCCAGTAATATCAACACGGGCAACGGTACAACTACGTTCGGATACATCGCTGTAGACCTGAGTAGTTCAGCAGGTGGCGCCAACAAGAACGTCAGAATTCAGGGCACTAAACCAACCCCGCACAGTCTAGCCAGTTTCAAATCTGATTCTACAAACGCAAGTCTGCAACGCAATAACGGCACTTTCGATACTGCGACACATGGTTACGGAACCAACGTCACAAATCCAGGTAATGCGTATGTCGGTTGTAGATATAGTGCAGGGCCTTCAAACGGTCTGACTGGAACTATTCAAGAGGTTATTATTTATGACACTAGCACCCATCAAAGTAATATGTCCAGCATAAATAATGACCTCAACTCATATTTCGGAATCTACTAATGGCTACCGTATACCTCCCCGTCGAGCCACAGCTCATCCCCTCTACCTCGACCCAACTGACAGAAGTGGAAGCCGAAGCCCTAGGGTGGTTCCCGCCTATCGAGCCATAAAATGCAGCTTCAGTACATTTACATAGGCGGGGGTCACAATTCCTACAAGGTGGTGTTTGAGGCTCCTGATTATGAAAGGAACGCATCATGCCTAATGCCATTAGTCTATTCGAAATCCTCACCCTCGCGGGTGCATTGATTGGTGTATACTTCAAGTTGCAGACTGAGGTCGGCAAGCTGAAGGGTCGCATCGCCATGCTGGAAAAGCAGGAGCTACAGGTGATGAATATGCTCGAGAAGCTGGTCACCGCTGTCGATGAGCTGAAGATTTTGCTGGCCCAAAAGGGAATTAAGTGAGGGAGCTAACCCGAATCATACTACATTGTACAGCCACCCCTGAGGGTCGCGACGTGAGTACTGAGGAGATTCGGCGGTGGCACACCTCACCTCCACGCAATTGGTCAGACATTGGGTATCACTATGTTATTCTCCTTGACGGGACCATTGAGCGGGGCCGACCGCTTGATGTTGCTGGAGCCCACGTCCGTGGGCACAATAAAGATTCTGTTGGTGTGGTGTATGTTGGCGGTACTGATAGCGATGGCAACCCGAAAGACACGCTGACGCACCAGCAGCTCTTCAGCCTGTACAAGGTCGTTACCTCGCTAAGGAATCTTTTCGGACCTTTGACCTTGCACGGCCACAACGAGTTTAGCAGCAAGGCGTGTCCATCATTCATCGTATCAGAAAAACTCCCTTATCTTGTTGACCATGTTTGAATTCATCACTGAATACTGGATTGAGCTCCTCATCGCCGCGATGGCCTTCATTAAGGTCGTCGTGAATCTCACTCCGACAGAATCTGACAATGCTGTATTTGGTTATCTCGATATCCTTATTACTGCTATTACTGGCGACCGTCGTAAGAATGGCTAAGATTAAAACGTACAATGACGCAACGACCCCGCTATCTAGCGGGGACAAAGTCATTGGTACCGAGGCTACCGATGGGAGCACCAAGAACTTTACGGTTCAAGACCTCTCCGATTTCGTCACCGGCGGCGGCGGTGTTGTCAACTCCGTTACCGGGCCGGGCGCAGTTAAAGCTCAGCCGACTACAGGGGATGTAGTCGTAGACTTGAACAATACCGGTGTTGCCGCTGGCACGTACAGCCTTGCTACGGTTGAAGTTGACGCTCAGGGCCGTATTCTTTCGGCAGCTAACGGTTCGCTTAGCGGGGGTGTAGACACGGTCAATACGTTGAACGGCGACGTAACCATCGTGTCTGGAGGCCCCGGACTTCAGGTATCCAACACTGGCCCGAGCGAGATTACTATCACGAACACGGCTAGTGGGGGTGGAACGGTTACTTCCGTTACTGCCGGCACGGGCCTCAATGGAGGTACGATTACCTCTACCGGTACTATCGACCTTGCCAACACTGCTGTTACTGCGGGAACGTATACGACCCCGCAGATTGACGTCAATGCTCAGGGACAGATTATCGGGGCTTCGAACATCAATGTTGACCTCCAATACGTATTGGATAACGGGGCCTTAGCTAACAATGTCGGTATTACGCTCACCAACGGTAGTGTCATTGCTACCAGCGCAGTGCTTAATAGCCTCGACGTAGGTAGTGGGGACTTCCTATCTGTTACCATTGACCAGCAGCTCCTCGACCGCAATGGTGCTTTCGGTACCGACGGACAAGTTCTTACCGCCGATACCACTGGTGCGGGCGGTGTTGTTTGGTCTGACCCGGGGACGTATGTCGCTACAGCTACTATCTCTTCGGCTCAACTCAACGCGGCCACTCCGGTTCAAGTTGTGGCCGCCCCCGGCGCGGGCAAGTACATTCAGGTCGTCTCTGCCGCAGCGAAGTACAACTATGTGTCTGTGACGTATTCATTTGCTGCTCCGTTGAGGTTGTACACAAACTCCACTTCTCCGCAGTTTGAGCTCGACGAGTCGTACCTTCAGGTTCCAGCGACTCAAATTCGTGCCATGTCTTTGACGACTAGTGGCGCCTTGACCGAAAACACCGAACTCAATTTTGCTCCGGCATCTGTTCCATCTTCTACTGGTGACGGAAACCTTGAGCTCAACATACAGTATCGTATTGTAGAGTTTTAATGCAAGACATTAGAAAGGTCTGCATCGGTCCTAACTATAAGGACTCTATGTGTTACGTGGTGGGGCAGCCGGTTCTCGGTGGGTCCCACCATGTGCATTTAATTAAATACAACGAGGAGACAGGGGGTATCCTCATCTATATTGAAAGCGGCGACATCGTGGTTTTATGGAAGGAGTTCACGATGATGCCTACTTCAATTGAATACAATATCAACTTTTGAGAGCGGTCAATCAATTTATCGTAAAGGGCAATAGATACGCAAATACCAAAGGAGACCTTGTCGTTAGCGCAAACGAGGAGGACCACCGCTTCTCGAATCGGGAGGGCGAAGTAATTGCGTTACCCTTGGGCTATGATGGTCCCATCGCCGTTGGCGATACTCTACTTGTACACCACAACGTGTTCAAGTACTACAACGACATGAAGGGGAGGCAACGCAGCGGGCGTAGTTTTTTGCGTGACGGTATGTTCCTTGTTGACTTCGACCAATTCTATATGTGGCGGTCGTTAACGACCGGGTGGACAGCCCATGATAGGTACTGCTTTGTGGAGCCTATACCGCCACAAGACGCTGTCATCTTCAAGCCGTTGACAGAGGAGCCGTTGGTGGGTATAATGAAATATCCCAATGGTTATCTTCATAGCCAAGGAATCACGTCTGGTGACATGGTGACCTTCAAGCCCGAGAGCGAGTACGAGTTCATTGTTGACGGGGAGAAGTTGTACCGAATGTTCGACCATCAAATAACATGCAAGATTCAAGGAAGCTAAAGGAGCGTATCATTGCTGCCGGTCGGGTAGCTGTGGAGCAACTCATCAAGGTGGCTCAGGAGGACATCCTAAAGCCGGGTGAGGACGACGACTTGGCGGCTGACAGGCTGAAGAATGCGGCGGCTACTAAGAAGCTCGCTATCTTCGACGCTCTGGAGATTTTGAATCGCATAGACTCCGAAGAAGAGGAGTTGGAGTTGGACACGACCCAGACGGAAACGAAGGTGGGTTTTGCAGAGCGACGTTCCAGATAAGCTATACAAGGTCCTGCATGGCCATGTATCGAAAGGTGTAGTATCCAATAAGAACCGCGCTAAGACGTGGCAGTACGGTTACAACGAGAAGTACGACATGGTCGTCATCTCCAAGACCGGAAAGATTGGTGACATCATAGAAATTAACGGGCTTGCTATCGCCCTGCCCGCAGCTCCTAAGAAGCTTGAGGGAACCAAGTGGATTCGTGAGGAGCTACCTAAGCCGCTTTCGCGCATCCAAAGCATCTTCCAATGGAACGATATGCCCAAGGCGTTCAAGGCTCAGTGGGTAGACTATATCGAGTCTGAGTTCGACCGCCGCGAGGACGGGCACTGGTTCAAGAACGGCGGTGTGTCTACGTATATCACTGGTGCTCACTACATGTATTTGCAGTGGACCAGTATCGACGTAGGGTATCCAGATTTTCGTGAGGCGAATAGGATATTCTTTATCTTCTGGGAGGCATGCAAGGCGGACCCTCGGTGCTTCGGTATGATATACTTGAAGATTCGTCGTTCGGGATTCTCGTTTATGGGTTCGTCGGAGTGCGTAAATACAGGAACCCTAGCGAAAGATTCACGAGTTGGTATACTCTCTAAAACGGGTGCGGACGCCAAGAAAATGTTCACCGACAAGGTGGTTCCCATTGCGAACCGCCTACCATTCTTCTTCAAACCGATACAGGACGGCATGGATAAGCCGAAAACGGAACTGGCGTTTCGTGTACCTGCTTCAAAGATTACGAAGAAGAACATGTACGATGTGGAGGGTGAAGAGATTCTCGGCCTTGATACGACCATCGACTGGAAGAACACCGATGACAACTCTTACGACGGAGAGAAGCTCCTTCTGCTAGTCCACGACGAGAGCGGAAAGTGGATTAAGCCCAACAACATCCTCAACAACTGGAGGGTAACCAAAACGTGCTTGCGTTTGGGTAGCAAGATTATTGGCAAGTGCCTGATGGGCTCGACGTCGAACGCGCTTGCGAAGGGCGGTTCTAACTTCAAGAAGCTCTACGAGGACTCTGACCCCCGCGTGCGCAACGCCAACGGTCAGACCAAGAGCGGTATGTATTCCCTCTTCATTCCCATGGAGTACAATATGGAGGGGTTCATAGACGAGTTCGGTCACCCCGTCTTTCATTCGCAGGAGCAGCCCGTTATGGGTGTCGACGGAGAGAAGATTAAGAGCGGTGCTATCGACTACTGGGACGCGGAGGTCGAGAGCTTGAAGAACGACCCCGATGCGCTCAACGAATTTTACCGGCAGTTCCCACGCACCGAGTCGCATGCGTTTAGGGACGAAAGCAAGCAGAGCTTGTTCAACCTCACCAAGATTTATCAGCAGATAGACTACGCCGACAGTCTCGTAAAGGAGCACTATCTGACGCGGGGTTCATTTCAATGGGAGAACGGAATCAAGGATACTCGCGTAGTATTCAGGCCCGACAAACGGGGAAGGTTTAATGTTTCTTGGACGCCACCCAAGCACATGCAGAACCGTTGGATTGATAAGCGTGGCATTAAGTACGCCGGTAATGAACACCTTGGCTCTTTTGGATGTGACTCCTACGACATTAGTGGCACTGTGGGTGGTGGTGGTTCTAATGGTGCTCTGCACGGAATGACCAAGTTCCATATGGACGATGCGCCCACCAACGAGTTCTTCTTGGAGTACGTCGCTCGCCCACAGACGGCGGAAATATTTTTCGAGGAGGTGCTCATGGCGTGCATCTTTTATGGTATGCCCATCCTTATTGAGAACAACAAGCCGAGGCTATTGTACCACTTCAAGAACCGAGGGTACCGTGGGTTTTGTATGAACAGGCCCGACAAGCACTTCAACAAGTTGTCAAAGACGGAGCGTGAGTTGGGCGGCATCCCTAATAGTTCTGAGGACGTTAAGCAGGCCCATGCCGCAGCTATCGAGAGTTACATTGAGAAGCACATTGGCGTTCTCGAAGATGGAGAGATTGGTAGTATGCCGTTCGTTCGGACGCTAGAGGATTGGGCTCGTTTTGACATCAGCAACAGGACTGCTTTCGACGCTACTATCAGCAGTGGACTTGCTATTATGGCTAACCAAAAACACCTCTATATGCCTGAACAAGTGAAGAGTTCAATAAGCATTACCTTGCCGAGATATAACAATCGTGGTTATAGGAGCGAGTTACGCGACTAAATGAAGGACGTCAAGATTAACATCTCTACTGCTGGTTTCCCTAGTCAGTTTGTTTCTGACGCAGAGAAGGCGTCGGATGAGTACGGGCTGATGGTCGGTCAAGCCATTCAGTATGAGTGGTTCAAAAAAGACGGCAATCAGTGTCGCTTTTACAATCAGTGGCGTGACTTCAACCGTCTTCGCTTGTATGCTCGTGGCGAGCAGAATATTGGTAAGTACAAGAACGAGCTGGCTATCGACGGCGACCTATCGTATCTGAATCTGGACTGGACGCCAGTCCCCATCCTGCCCAAGTTCGTTGACATCGTAGTCAACGGTATGTCCGAGCGACTCTTCAAGGTCAAGGCGTATGCTCAAGACGCGTTGTCGCAAGCTAAGCGCAGCAAGTATCAGGACATGATTGAGGGGCAGATGGTCGCCAAACCTGTGCTTGAACTCATCCAGCAGAAGACAGGCGTAGACCCGTTCACTATGGACCCGGATGACCTTCCGGCTAGTGATGAGGAGCTGAGTCTGTATATGCAGCTCAACTACAAGCCGGCCATTGAGATTGCTGAGGAAGAGGCTATCAACACCATCCTTGAGGAGAACCATTACGAGGACTTGCGTAAGCGCCTCGACTACGACCTTACGGTGTTGGGCATCAGCGTTGCTAAGCACGAGTTCCTCCCCGGCTCGGGCGTTCAGGTTTCGTATGTCGACCCCGCCAATGTGGTTTATAGCTACACTGAGGACCCACAGTTCAAGGACTGTTTCTATTGGGGGGAGATTAAGACGCTGCCCATCACGGAGCTGATGAAGATTGACCCGAGCCTCACCAACGAGGACTTGGAGCAGATTAGCAAGTACAGCCAGAGTTGGTACGACTACTACAACGTAGCCCAGTTCTACGAGAACGACATGTTCTATCGTGACGTGGCTACGCTGATGTACTTCAACTACAAGACAACCAAGAAGATTGTCTACAAGAAGAAGAAGCTCGAGGGTGACGGTGCCCGGATGATTGAAAAGGACGACCAGTTCAATCCGCCGGACGAGATGATGGAGGAGGGCAACTTCGAGAAGGTGGAGAAGACCATCGACGTCTGGTACGACGGCGTTATGGTTATGGGCACCAACATCTTGCTCAAGTGGGAGGTGGCCCACAACATGGTGCGCCCCAAGTCTGCTTCTCAGCATGCTCTTCCCAACTACGTGGCTACGGCTCCGCGTATGTACAAGGGCGTTATCGAGTCTCTGGTCCGGCGCATGGTTCCTTTTGCGGACCTCATCCAGATTACGCACCTCAAGCTCCAGCAGGTCATCGCTCGCACGGTACCGGACGGGGTATATATCGACGCGGACGGACTTAACGAGGTTGACCTCGGCACCGGTAACGCATACAACCCTGAGGATGCCCTACGGCTATACTTTCAAACGGGTAGTGTCATTGGGCGCTCGTTCACTCAGGACGGAGAGTTCAACCACGGTAAGGTCCCCATACAAGAGCTCACATCGAATAGTGGTGCTGCCAAAACGCAGATGTTGATTGGCAACATGAATCACTACTTGCAGATGATTCGTGACGTAACGGGACTTAACGAAGCCCGCGACGGGAGCACCCCGGACCCGCACAGCTTGGTAGGCTTGCAGAAGCTTGCTGCGGCAAACAGCAATACGGCTACCCGTCACATTTTGGATGGCAGCCTATATATGTTCCGCACCTTGGCTGAGTCTTTGACGTACCGCGTCAGCGATATCCTCGAGTACGCTGACTTTAAGGACGAGTTTGTAAATCAGATTGGTAAGTACAACGTCAGTATCCTCGGAGAGATTAACGACTTGTACATCTACGACTTCGGCATCTTCATTGAGGTCAGTCCCGACGAGGAACAAAAGGCGCAGCTTGAAGCCAATATTCAAATGGCGTTGAGCAAGGGTGACATCAATCTAGAGGACGCTATCGACATCAGGGAGATTAAGAACCTCAAGCTCGCCAACCAGCTCCTCAAGGTTAAGCGTATTGCTAAGCAGGAGCGCGAGGAGAAGATGGCTATGCAGCAGCAGGCTATGCAGTCTCAGGTGAATATGCAGTCACAGCAGATGGCAGCAGAGGCGGCCATGCAGAAGATTCAAGCCGAGACTCAAAGCAAGATTCAAATCAAGCAGGCTGAAATCGCCTTTGGCATAGAGAAGATGCAAGCCGAGGCCCAGCTCAAGGCCACGCTCATGGAACGCGAGTTCCAATACAACTTGCAGCTACACGGTATGCAAGAACAAAACTTGCAGACCCGTGAGGACAATCGAGAGAAGGCCAAGGCGCAGCGAATCAGTCAACAAAATACCGAGCAGAGTAAGCTGATTGACCAGCGAAAGAATAACTTGCCGCCTATGAATTTCGAGTCAAACGAAGACAGCTTGGATGGTTTCGATTTGGCAGAGTTTAGTCCACGATAAATAATATAATTTTACAACAATGGAATTCAAGGTCCGAGAGATTAAGGATGTAGAAAGCAAGTCCACCCAAGAGGTGGAGCAGGAGCTCCTTGACAAGCATGAGGCTGAGCAGCAAGATGCTGTCGAGGAACCGGTCGTTAACGACCGTCTCTCCGAGGATGACGTGCGCTCTTTTCTAAGCGAGCGTTACGGTCGGGAGATTAACTCTCTTGACGAACTGAATGAGGCGAGGGAGTCGGCTCCCGATTTGCCTGAGGACGTAGCCGCGTACTACAAGTACAAGCAGGAGACGGGCCGAGGACTGGAAGATTTTGTGAAGCTCAACAGGAACCTTGACGAGTCGGATGGGGACCGCCTGTTGCGCGACTATCTACTTGAGACGGAGGAAGGCATCGACGATGAAGATGTCGAAACCCTGCTCGAGGAGTATACATACGACGAAGACCTCGACGACGAGGGCGACGTTAAGAAGGCCAAGCTGGCCAAAAAGAAAGCTATTGCCAAGGCGAAGAAATACTTCGAGGAGCAGAAAGAGCAGTACAAGGCCCCTCTTGAGTCAAGGGGTGCCGCCTCTCTGGAAGACTCTGAGGAGTATCAATCGTACAAGCAATACGTTGAACAGGCGAAGACGTACCAAGAGGAACAGAAGCGCAGGAAAGAGTGGTTTGACGAGAAGACGAATGAGGTTTTCTCCGATGGATTCAAAGGTTTTGAGTTCAGCATCGACGACAAATCCTACGTGTACACTCCCGGTGACCGCACTGAATTGAAGAAGCTGCAACAAACTCCCGAGGCTTGGCTTAACAAGTTTCTGGACGACAGTGGCCTCGTCAAGGACGCTGCGGGATACCACAAGTCTTTGGCTGTCGCCATGAACCCCGAGAAGTTTGCCCGCTTCTTTTACGAGCAGGGGCAAGCTAACGCGGTTGACGATGTCATGCGTAAGACAAAAAACATCAATATGTCTGAGCGCCCGACACCGCAGAACACGTCCAAGGGGGGATTGAAAATCCGTGCCGTCAATCAAGATTCAGGCCGAGGCTTGAAGATTAAGACGCGGCGCACCAACTAACTCTTAGAAAACAGAAAACATGGCAGGTTCATTGCAAGCCACACCCGGGTTCGATTTGCAACCCAGTGGAGAGCAGGTAGCTCTCCCGACCAACTATATCACCAACTTCGACTTCCTCAACCAGTATCTCCCCGATACTTACGAGAAGGAGTTCGAGCGTTACGGCAACCGGACTGTGTCTGGCTTCCTTCGCATGGTTGGTGCCGAGATGCCCACCAACTCCGACATGATTAAGTGGGCGGAGCAAGGGCGCCTCCACACCAAGTACACGAGCGTTACTTCCGGCGCCGGAGCCGGCGCCGCCACGGCTACATGGACAATCGGCGGTCCCGATGCTCCCGCTGCTGGCGCTCAGGCCATCCGCGTTGGTCAGACGGTGTTCATCACCGACAACACTCCCGCCAGTGGTCTCACCAACAAGGCTGTTGTAACGGCTGTCAGTGGAAACCCAGCAGATTTGACGTTTGAAGTGGCCTACTACGAGGCCGGTGGTCAGGCTAACTACGCCGGCGACTGCACCGTGATGATTTACGGTTCCGAGTTCAAGAAGGGCACCAACGGAATGCAGGGTTCCATCGAGGCTGACGATGTCATCTTCGACAACAAGCCCATCATCCTGAAGGACAAGTACGCTGTCAACGGTAGCGACATGGCCCAGATTGGATGGATTGAGGTGACGACCGAGAACGGCGCTACAGGATACCTGTGGTACCTGAAGTCCGAGCACGAGACCCGTCTCCGCTTCGACGACTACCTCGAGACCGCTATGATTGAGGCCGTCCCGGCTGGTACCGGTTCCGGTGCTGAGGGCGTGCTTAGCACGGCCACGGGCGCGGGCACCATCAACGCTGGTTCCGAGGGCATCTTCTACGCTGTTGAGAATCGCGGTAACGTATGGTCTGGCGGTATCCCGTCCACCCTCGCTGACTTCGACTCCATCATTGGACGTCTGGACAAGCAGGGTGCCATCGAGGAGAACGTCCTGTTCGTGAATCGTGAGATGGGCTTCGATATCGACGACATGCTGGCTGCACAGAACAGCTACGGTGCCGGCGGTACGAGCTACGGCCTGTTCGACAACGACGAGCAGATGGCTCTCAACCTTGGCTTCACGGGCTTCCGTCGCGGTTACGACTTCTACAAGTCTGACTGGAAGTACCTGAACGACCCGACGATGCGTGGTGACCTCACCAACGGTGTTGTCAACGGTCTGATGGTTCCGGCTGGTAGCACCACGGTTTACGACCAAGTGCTCGGCAAGAACGCCAAGCGTCCGTTCCTCCACGTCCGCTACCGCGCTAGTGAGACTGAGGACCGTCGGTACAAGACGTGGATTACCGGTTCTGCCGGCGGCGCTATGAACAGCGACCTCGACGCCATGGAAGTCCACTTCCTCTCCGAGCGTGCTGTTTGCACCATGGGTGCCAACAACTTCTTCCTCTTCGAGGGATAATTGTGAATCAGGATATGGGGGGCGCTCGTTAACGAGCGTCCCCTCTATCCAACCTAATTAAAATAGAAATGAGTGTAGACAAGACTTACCGTCTGAAGCGCGACGTCGCGCCCTTAGCCTTTATGATTCCCGGTCGAGGCAGCCGGAACAAGCCGCTCCTGTATTGGGACGAAGAGAAGGGTGAGAACCGCGTTATGCGGTATGCCCGCAACCAGAAGAGCCCTTTCGAGGACGAGCAGGACGGCAACGCTATTGTTGAGCCTATCATCTTTGAGGACGGCCTCTTGCGCGTTCCCCGCACAAACCCTGTGCTCCAGAAATTTTTGGACATCCACCCTATGAACGGCAACCGCTTTGAGGAAATCAACCTCGAGCGCGATGCTGAAGCCGAGGTGGAACAGATGAACCTTGAGGTCGACGCCCTCATCGAGTGCAAGGCTTTGACGCTAGACCAGCTTGAGTCCATGGCCCGCCTTATGCTTGGCGTAGACCCACGCAAGTACACTACGGCTGAGCTTCGCCGCGATATGCTTGTTGCTGTACGCCGCGACCCCGAGCACTTCCTTACGTTGGTCAATGACCCCGACGTCAAGTTGCAGGGTCAGGTACAGCGGTTCTTCGACGATGGCCTCCTTTCCTTCCGCCGCAACAAGACCGAGATTTGGTACAACGGTCCGACCAACAAAAAGAAGTTGGTTACAGTGCCGCACGGCAAAGACTACCTCGCCGTTGCGATTTCCTATCTACTTAGCGACGAAGGCCTTGAGCACCTCCGAGCCCTCGAGGCGTTGACTCAAGAGTGATTACCTTTGTTCTGGACTTAGTTTTTTTCCCATGAACAAATATCTCTCTATCGCCACCACTGCTGGCACCGAGCTCATCCCTATCGGCGAAGGTCTCTTCGCTGTGCTTGGCGGCGCCACCGTAGTTGACTTGGTCTCCCCTTCAGGAGTTGAGTACAACCTCACTACTGTCGGCGCAACCTTCCTTCTGATTGACGCCATCAACGCTGCTTTGACTGAAGCGTCACAAACCAACTGGCGGGACACCGTACACCCTGTGGCCCTGCCCACCGGACAAACGGTCACCAGCATTGCAGTCTCTCTCGTTGCGTAACGAGTGGGGTGTGAACCATACCAACACGGAAAGCCGCCTTCGGGCGGCTTTTCTATCTTTAGGGAATGATTAATTCGGTCCGTCAAACCGTACTGTCGGTTCTGAACAAGAACAACTACGGATACATCTCCCCCTCGGACTTCAACCTGTATGCCAAGCAGGCGCAGCTAGAAATCTTCGACGGCTACTTCAAGGAGCTCAACAAAATCATCAACGCCGAGAACGCTCGCATGTCGGGCACCGATTACGCCGACCTCAACAAGAGTGTGCGCGAGGCCATAGACGGTTTTTCTCGCACGGCTACGCTGACGCAAGACGCAGCTAACGTATTCTTCGCTCCTAGCCAGACCACTACGGGCGACGACTACTACCTGCTTAATAAGGTGCTGGCTGGTGGCGTTGAGGCCGAGCCGGTCAACCACAGTAAGATTACGCTTCTCAACAGCAGCCTGTTGACAGCTCCGTCGATACAATATCCGGCTTACACCTTGCAGGGAAACTCGCTCACCGTGTTTCCGACTAGCTTCAACCAGCCGGGTGACATCGTTTGCCAATACATCAGATACCCCTTCGACCCGAAATGGACGTATGAGGAAATATCCATCGGCGGTACACCTGCCGGCGGCGCTCCCGTCTTTGATGACACGGCCCCTGACTACCAAGACTTTGAGCTACCGATTGACGAAGAGCCGAATTTGGTTTATCGCATCTTGCAACTGGCTGGCATGAGCATCCGCGAGGGTGAAGTCTATCAGTTTGCTAACGCCGAAGAACAACAGCAGTAATGCCATATCTAGCTAACGACTACGTCTATTACGAGAACAACGGTGTTGCTCCTGAGGATGCCAACTGGGGCAGCTATCAGTACGTTACGCTACAGGACATCGTAACCAACTTCCAGCTCATGTACATGGGCAACCACTCCTTGGTTAACAACGAGGAGAGGTACAAGGTCCTATTCCACGCCAAGCGAGCCATCCAAGAGCTTAACTACGACGCGTTCAAGGAAGTCAAGGTCCTCGAGCTCAACGTCTGTGACGAGCTTCGTTTTGTGTTGCCACCCGATTATGTCAACTGGGTTCGAATCAGTCTGTACAAGGATGGTCTCTTGCGCCCCATGACGGAAAACATCCAAACTAACTTCAGCAACTCGTACCTTCAAGATAACGAGTGCCGAATCCTATTCGATGCGAACGGAAATATCCTGCGCCCGCAGAACTCGACCATCGACTTCGACCGCATCAACAATACCAAGAAGAGCATCTACCTGAACGACAACAGTCAGTTCGATGGGCAGCCCGGGTATGAGTACGACGGCGACTGGTACTTCGACTATAACATCGGAGCGCGGTATGGATTGAATACCGAGACGGCAAACTTCAACCCGACCTTCAGTATTGACCGCAAGGGTGGCGTCATCAACTTCAGCAGTGGCGTCGACGGAGAGCTCGTTATCCTCGAGTATGTGAGCGATGGCATGGAGGGCGGCGACAACACGGCTATCACGGTCAACAAGATGTTTGAGGATTACGTGTATGCGTACGTCAACTACGCCATCCTTGACAGTAAGCTGGGCGTGCAGGAATACATCGTGAACCGGGCGCGGAAAAAGAAAAACGCCTTGTTACGCAATGCCAAGATTCGTATCAGCAATATCCATCCGGGACGGTTGCTCATGAATCTGCGTGGTCGCGACAAGTGGATTAAGTAATGGCGAATCTGGTCAGGAACTTCATTAAGGGGCGGATGAACAAGAGCGTCGACGAGCGCCTTGTTCCCGACGGAGAGTATATCGACGCGCTCAATATCCGCATGGGTTCCACGGAGGACTCGGAGATAGGCGCGGTAGAAAATACCAAGGGCAATACGCAGCTTACTACGCTGGTGTATCCCGACACGGGTGACGCGCTTAGCGACGATGCCACCTGTATTGGCTCGTATGCTGATGGAGCTGAAGAGACCATCTATTGGTTTGTTCACGACCCTTCTTTCACCGCTGTTGGAGCTACGGGTAAGCTGGACATGATTGTCTCGTACAACATGCGCAGCGACCTGCTGACATACCATGTTGTCAGCATCGACGACCCCACAGACCCGACCGATACGCGCACGACGCTCAACTTCAACCCTCAGTATTTGATTACTGGCGTTGATTTGGTTGACGACCTGCTGTTCTTCACCGACGACTACAACCCTCCGCGCCGCATCAATGTTACCAAGGCTTACCCTGAGCCCTTGGCGTATGTCGACAGCGGTCTCTTGGCAGACGACATCCTTGTCATCAAGCGCCCACCTGTTGACGCCCCGGAGGTGGAGACACAGATTCTTGACGGCGACCGCAACAACTATATGGAGGACCGTCTGATTTGCTTTGCCTATCGGTATGAGTATGAGGACGGCGAGTACTCTGCGACTTCTCAGTTCAGCAGCCCCGCTTTCGTGAGCAAGGACTTTAACTTTACGCCAGAGTCATTCCTGAATGAGGGCATGGAAAACCTCATCAATAGCTGCGAGGTCACCGTTCGCACTGGCAGTGCGTTGGTCAAGGGCATTGATATCCTGTTCAAGGAAATGGATGATAGTATCATCCGTGTCATTGAGAAAGTGGACAAGGCTACTGCGGCCTTGGCTGACAACTCTGACTATACCATCACGTTTGACAAGAGCAAGATTTTCACACTCCTTCCTGAGAGTGAGATTCTCCGTCTTTACGACAACGTACCCCGGTTTGCCAAAGCCCAAACCATGATGGGCAACCGTCTGGTGTACGGAAACTATGTGGAGGGTTATGACCTGATTGACGAGAACGACCAGCCCATCAAGTTCGGGTATCAGGTTTTCGAAACTCGGGTGAACCTATCCCCCGATGACAATGATGGTAAGCCCTTGCGGAGTTTGCACAGCAACCGAAGCTATGAGATTGGCATCATCTATATGGATGATTTTAACCGCTCTAGTACGGTGCTGGTCAACTTCGGCAATGATATTCAGCTCCCGTGTGCGAGCTCCATTTACAGCAATGGCATTCAAGTTCAGATTCCTGCTGCTATGCGGGCGCCATATTGGGCCACTCGGTACAAGCTTGCCATCAAGGCCGACCGAGACCTGTATGAGACCATCTACACAAATATTGTAGAGGAGTTTCAAGGCCACGCTTATTTCCTTCTTGAAGCCGAGAACGCTGCCAAGGTAGAGGAGGGGGACCGGTATATAGTCAAGCGCGATGCTTCGGGGCCTATGACAACGTGTGCTTACGCTACGGTACTGGAGAAAAAGGCGTATGCTGCTGACGAGTTGGGTACGGGCAGTGTAGGTGGCACCTACATGAAAATTTTGCCCGACTTCAACGCCACCCTCGACGGCAACAACCTGTTCCTTGGGCGTCAGTCTGCTGGCACCAACGGGGGGTCGGACCAGAATAGTATCACTACTGGTGCCGGAACATTCCCGGTTTTGGTTTATTGTGGAACCGGTGCTACTGCCCCGACTGGACAGGAGTTTGAAACAGACGCAACTGCTGGACCCACCATTCCCGCAGGTAGTCGCATCAAACTGGAGATGAACTTCGTTCGTGAAGGGCGCGGTGACGCGGGTTGCGAGACGCGAACGATGGAGTTTGAATTGGACTTTGTGGTCCAAAACGACCATGACTATATCTTCGAGTGGTTTGACGACCCAACTGAAGGTGTTCAAGACGCCATCGAATCACAGATTGGCTTTTCAGGAGACCCGGATGAGGCCATACCCAGTAACGCCTGTTACAATACGACAACGGCTACTGGTGGCGGCTCGTATTTGATGACGGCGTCTACGAGTACCAACCAAATCCGATTCTACACTGATAACGTAACTACTCCCACTGACATTAGCTTTATTGCTATTGGAACCAATAGGTGTACCGGTGGTTTTGGTTCTGGCAGTAGTCCCAACCGTCGTTCTCGGATTAACGCGACGTGGACCATCATCAAAGCCAATGGCACGTTCGTGTTTGAGACGGAGCCAACGGACGCCCAGCCCGATTTGTGGTACGAGTCTGATGAGTCCTTTCAGATTGTGACTGACCCCGATGACGTTCGTCGGTACAGGGCCAACACTCAAGACCAAACGGCTTCTCTCCCCGCGATTATTGACACCTCGTTTTTTAACTGCATCAGTTACGGCAATGGTGTCGAGAGCTACAAGATTCGTGATTCAGTGAGCGGGAAACCCATCACATTGGGCAACCGTGTTTCTACTGTAAGTGCTCAGGATTACAAAGAGATTCGTCGCTTTGCAGACCTTACATACAGCGGCGTATACAACGATGAGACGAACGTAAACAAGCTCAACGAGTTCAACCTTGGCTTGCTCAACTTCAAGCCGCTAGAGGACAGCTATGGGCCTGTAGAGAAACTCTTCGGTAGGCGTACCGATATCCTCACGTTGCAGGAGGACAAGATTAGCTACGTCTTGGCGGGCAAGAACCTGCTTACCGACACCACCGGCGAGAGCGTTGTGGCTTCGGTGCCGGAAGTTCTGGGTACGCAGGTCGCCCGCGTTGAGGACTTTGGCATCAGCAACAACCCCGAGAGCTTCGCGGAGTGGGGGCCACACAAGTTCTTTACCGACGCCAAGCGCGGCTCTGTCATTCACCTTTACGGCGATGGGCAGAATGAGAAGCTCGAGGTCATCAGCGAGAACGGTATGCGGAGCTGGTTCCGCGACGAGTTCATCGAGAGCTTCAACACCCAAAAGCTCGGCGGCTACGACCCGTACATGAACGAGTACGTCTTGGCCAGCAACGAGGTGTTCTTGCCGGGCGAGGAGCCGTGCATCGAGTGCAATACGGTACAGACGTTCCTTCTAACTTCGGCGGGTGAGTCGTACTGCGTGGACCTCGGTAACGTGGTGGGCAACGCCACGGTGAGTTACAATGTCGTTCAGGCCAGCGGCACGGATAGTGCTGTGATTACGGCCAGCTATGACGGCACGGACACGGATTCTGGAACCATTGGTGACGGAAGTTCCGGTTCGTTTACCATCAACAAGGATGAGGTCGACGTCACCAGTGCGGACGTCTCCATCAGCTACACTGGCACAGAGCGTTTTGTGGTTCAGGTCATCGTGAAGTGTCCGCAGGTCAACAACGTCACGGTGGTCTTGGCTACGTTGTCTCGACCCGAAGAAGCGAACCTTACGATTCACAGTCAGTACCAATGGTCTTCGGGAGACTTTACGTCACCTGTCAGCAGTACGCCGGTGAAGTTCATTGACGATACTCCGGCTCCCTTGGTTTCTAGCTGGGTTGAGATTGAAGATGCTCAGGGTTCTAATCTGGTGCCTACCGACGGTAGCGACATCACGATGATTTACAACCGCATCTTCCCCGACAACTATACACTTCGGACTTCGGATAGGTTCCGGTTGTTGCGGAGCAATACGCGATACATAGAGGCCGACGTAGTTAACCTGCTTGCTGACCCTGCCGTTATTGATGTCACGCCAACTGGCGCTCAGCCAGAATACACTGGTGACTTCACGATGCCAAGCACGGGCGACTACCTCTACCTAATCTGGGATTATTCGAACTGATGCCAAGCTATACTTTGACATACAGCCCCCCTGCTGAGGGGTGGCCTTCGTTCTACTCCTTTGAACCAGAGTGGATTCAGGGTATGAACCAGTACCTGTATACGTTCAGTGGTGGCAATATCTTCCGCCACAACACCAACGAGGTGCGCAACAACTTCTATGGCCTTCCCGTAGACGGGGAGGGCAATCCGGCAGCATACAATAGCACTATTACGAGCGTCTTCAATAACGAGCCTATCGTCAACAAGATTTTCAAGACGTTACAGTACGAGGGCAACCGTGCTTGGGCGGCTACACTGACGTCGGACCAGCAGGACACGGGCTTTATGAACGCCGACTATTTCGAAAAGAAGGAGGGCGACTTCTTTGCTTTCGTTCGCAACAGCGGCACCAACCCCGCCGACCTTGACGAGTATGCCCTTCGCTCCTTGAACGGTATCGGAAAGAGTACAGCACAGGCCGCAGGTGTAGTGGATTTTGCTTTGACCACGAATGTCGGAAGCATCTTGAGTGTCGGCGACGCGTTCTATTTCTCCGAGCCGCCGTATACGGACATCTCTTTTGCCGGTCAGGTCAATAGTATTACTATCAATAAGCCCGCTGGAACCAACCAAGTGGTACACAATAACACCGGTGCTACACCAACGATACAGAACCCCTTGTGGCTTGGCATCAAGAACCAAGTGGTAGAGTCGCATGGCATCCTCGGACACTACGGTGTGTTCACTTTGACCAACGACGACACCGATGCGGTAGAGCTTTTCGTGGCGCGGTCTGAGGTGATGAAGTCGTATCCCGGGTAAGCCTTACTTTTATAGTTGATGGAAGAGATTCTGCACATGGTTCATACTCAGCGGGGTTTGCTTTGGGAATCCATTGAGGATTTGCAGAAGGCGCTCGTGGGTTTGAATGAGACTGTAGAGCACCATACCGAAGCTATGCAGGCTCTGATGCCTGTCACCCACAAGCTTGAGAACGGACTGTATACGCGTGAGATTTTCATGCCTGCCGGCCAGCTCGTCGTAAGCTTCATCCACAAGCAGAACCATCCGTCCTTCTTCTTGGAGGGTGAGATGTCTTTGCTGATGGATACAGGCGAGGTCAAGCGCGTTGAGGCCCCCATGGTGGTGCACACCGAGGTGGGCACGCAGAGGGTGGCGTATATCCATAAGGACACGCGTTGGGCGTGCGTATATCGCACCGATGCCAAGACCATCGAAGAGGCGGAGAAGGAGGTGTATACCATGGACTTCCGGGAATTGCCGGAGGCCGTAATTCAAAAGAAACTATGTCAGGTGTAATTCTAGCTACAGCTATCGGCAGCGGTGTCGCCGCTGCGGGCGGTACGGCAGCCGTTGTAGCCGCCGGTATCGGCGCGGGCACGACCATTTACGGTGGCGCCAAGTCTTTCAGCGATGCCAACAAGGCACGTAAGCGTGGTGAGGACGCGCAGCGGGCGGCGGACAAAGCCATTGAAGAGGCGAGGAAGCGCGTCGATGTCAATGTCTACGAGCAGTTGTCCATTGCCAAGGAGCCATACGAGCTTATGCGTGAGGCACTACTCACTCAAGGAGCCACGGGCTTACAGGCTGGCGTTGAGGGCGAAACGCGTGGTGCGGCAGCTACAGCGGGCCGCATCCAAATGGCGCAGGGACAGCAGCAGGCGGCCATCCGGGCGCAGCAGGCTCAGCAGATGGATGAGCTGAATAGGCTCGTAGCTGACGAGGACAAGCGTCGCCAGCAGCAGCTCGCGGGCATCGCTATGGACGAGGCGGCGGGAGCACAGGAAGCTATCCGCGACGCCGAGGAGGACCGGGCGGCATACATCACTCAGGGCGTGGGTACGCTGGGCAGTATCGCTCAGGGGTTGGCTACCAATTATGCGGAGGGGAACTTCGGTCAGGTTCGACAAGGCAACGCAGACTTGCGTCAGAGTGAGGGCGTAGCAGCTCCAGATACTCGGGTTGGTCGTAGGCAAATGCGAGAGGGCGACCGCCTGATGAGGCAAGACATGAGGGAGGCCGGCGACCTTTCTGGCTTTGGTTTTGACCAGCAGTTTGATATTACGGCACCATCAGACCCCTACGTGGCTCCGGGCATGACTAACCGAGAGTTGCGACAGGCGCGTCGCGGAGAGCGTCGTACCGCCAATGACATCCAGCGAGCTCAGGCTCAGGCCGCCATCGACCCCGCCTTCGGTGGGCCCGTCATCGCTCAAGACCGTACGTTCAACCCCAACTTCTCTCCGCTAGGCACAAGCGCACGACCCGACCAGTACACTCCGCCGGGACAGTCTATGTCTCCACGCGAGACCGAACGGATGTTGATGCAGCAGCGTAGGTTGGGTCGCCAAGAGGCTCGTGATATCCAAAGGGCTATACGACAGGAGCCCGGTCTGCTTCAGTATCAGTCCGGTGGTTTAGGAACATCGGGACCACTCGACCCCTTCGACCCCTTCGGTGCGGGTTTTACCCCGCCTTCCTCGACTAACGCTACACAGAGGGGGGCAACAGCATCAGTAGCACCAGCGGGCCTCGGTGGTGAGCCCACCCCTACACCGCCGCCTGAGCGTCGTCCGGTTACTCCTAGGGATAGCGTCACCTCTTCTGACAGAAACATTGCTCGTGGGCGCCTAGCAGAAAACCTGAGGCAGAACAGTGGTCTTGAGGGGGCTGAGCTGGCTAGTGCGATAGAAAGCATTAAGGTCGAGCGTGGCGACGACGGCAAGTTCACGGCTACCTACACCCCTGTGACCAAGCAGCAGGCGGAGATGCAGGTCAAGTCGGAGTCTGCACGGGAGTTGCTAGACAGGCTTTCCCAGCCCATACCTAGGGAGATTGCTGAGCCGAATCCTACACCACAGCAGGTTGAGGTGTCTAATACCGAGGCTTTGGAAAGGGCCGCCGAGGTAGGCCCTGCCGCCGAAGAAGTGGTGCGCAGCGCAACGGAGAACGTAAATGCAAGCAACCCCCTTCCCATCGCGATGCAGTGGCTTGACGTGCGCGAGCCAGACTATCGCGAGTTGGACCCCGTTACGGGAGACTCCGTATATGTGGACACCCCAACCATTACTCCAGAGGGGCAAAAGCTACTCACTGAGATTTGGGCGAGCGTAGGTCACGGAGAGAAAACGCAACAGGACTACATCAAGAAAGAAAACGCATGGTGCGCTGGCTTTGTAAACAAAGTGCTGGCTGATTCGAACCTGTCTCCGCTTCCCGGAAAGCTTTCCAAGCAGCGTGCCGACATGTATATGTCCGCAAAGTTTGGTGAGAACGTGTATACACGAGAGGATGTAAGCCGTCTCAACCTGCACCAAAACCTCAAGAAGTTTGAGGAGGACTATGGATTCCCGAAGCCAAAGGGGAAGGTGAAGGATGCTAAGATGGGCGACGTAGTCATCATCAACCGTCCCAAAAAAGGCGAGCCAGACACTCGCCACGTAGGTTTCTTCGCCGGCTATGACGGGGATGGGAAAATTAAAATCCTCGGTGGAAATCAGGGCGACGAAGTCAACGTCACCGTGTTCAATACCAGTGACGTTATTGGCATTCGCCGAGTCAACCAACCCGACCTGACCGACAAAGAACTGGAGGCGGTGAGTAACATCGTTACCAAACAAGACGCAAGCACGCGATGAGCTATTTCAAGTACGCCGAACGGTCATCTGAATCTCGGGTAGACTGGAATGAGATTAGCAAGGGCATGGTCGACATGCTCAAGGAGCAGACGCGCCTACGCAACGAGAAGCTCGACGAGGCGGTAAAGCTCCAAGGCGAAGTCACCACAAAGCTTTCCGAGGCCCCGATGGGGTCCGACGTCAACGCCAACGAGCGAGTATCTCAGTTTGCGGCTGACGCGCAGGAGTACTCGCTCATGATGAACAAGCTATGGCGTAGCGGGGAGATGAGCTACCGCGAGTACATGGCTGCCACCAATAACTTCAAGACCAATGCCGAGGGCTACCTCAGTCAGGCCGAGAAGTATGCCGCCAACTACGAGAAGCACGTAGAGCGCATGAAGGCCGACGAGAACGGCTATGCCCCTGCCTCTGGTGTCGAGGTCGCCGAGCTGGCCCGGGTGGAGGACTTCGGAAACTTCAGCAAGTTCACACCCGTTATCGACGCGCCTACGGGCAGCATCGGTTTGGTGGGTGAGGACGGTCGGCAGTACGCCAGCGTCAGTCAGCTTGGCGTAGCGGTTATGGCTACGTACGACAGGCTGGACGTGGCGGGTCTCGCTGCTCAGGCGGTAGACAGTCTTGGCGACGTTATCCGCCCGTTCCGTGAGCAGGGTATCGAATCCTTGGAGAGCGTGTTGACCCCCCGCGATGAGGACGGCAACCCCATTGGGGAGTTGACTGAATACGAGAAGGCTGAGGACGAGATTGTAAATGGTATCCTAGACACGGATGACAACGCCGCTACGTCTGTTCTGGTGGACTATACCAACCTAGGTTACGACACTATACACCTTGACTCTCAAGAGGCCATTGAAGCCGCTGCCAACGACCCGAAGATGGTGGTCATGATGCCAAGTCCGCGCAATAAGGACCGAGCAATTGGAGCTGTGGAGGATGACGTTACCGACGCTCAGTTCGACGCGTACCTCGAGCAGGCTCAGGTCCCGGAGGAGCTCCGACAGAAGCTACGCGACAACCGTAAGGCGCAGAAGGACAAGGCGTTTGATGCTGTCCGCAACCGCATCCGTACAGGCCTTCCCTTCAAGGTTGAGGCTACGGCTGTTCCGACTCCGACGCGCTTGACTGAAGAGGAGCAGGGTCGTCTCATCAAGCAGCAAGAACGCACTATTGCTCTTGACAACTGGGATATTCTTGGTACCTCTAATAACCCAGAAGAAGTCGATGACGCCCGTGCCGCCATCATTGGTTCTAGCGTCGCACAGGAGCGAGCCAAAGAGTTGGGTTACGACAGGCTTGAAGACATCGTCGTTCGCGACAATGTTGTTCTCCTCCTTTACAGAAAGGGAGATGAATTAAAGACAGTTGAGGTAAGCCGACAGGCTGGTGAGCCCGGAGCCGAAGGAACACGAGGGCCTATTGGCAGGAACAACTGGCTCCGTCGCGGAACCTACATCCACGGTATTGACAACAGGAATGTCATTGACCAGTATACGTCCATCGAGATGCCGGAAGGGGAGGAGCGTACGGTTCAAACTGATACCACCCCGCCCGCTCGCCGCACACCCGAACAGCCGGTAGAGCCTTGGAGTCAGGGCACTGTAACCATCACCGTTACAGACGAGAAGACCAACGTCCCTGTAGCTACGCCCGTTCCTCTTGAGACGGCGTGGAAGCGCACTGGCGGAGACGCGGTGGCACAAACCGACTTGGTGAAGCAAATCGTAAACGATAGGATTCAAGGCCAAGGCGAGCAGGTGACGCACTTCACGGGCAACACCATCAGGGACATTGTCGAAGACAAGTATCCCGAATATGACAACCTCGGTGGCCTTGCTGTGACCCGGTTCTACATCCCGCAGCTCACAGAAAAGGCTATCTATATACCTATGACCGACGAGGGCAAAGCCGTGCTCAAAGAGATTACCCAAGCGGCGCTGGAGCGCAAGCAGTCTGGTGACATCTTCACTGCCGCCGACCTCGACAAGTACATTAGTCGTTCTGGTCTGGATGCTCAATCAAGGCGAGCCCTACAGGAGATGATGTCCCGAGAGTTCCCGGCTGAAGAGACGGCCCCTGTCGTTTCGCAAAACCGGAGCAACCCAGCTCCGGGATGATAGGTATATTTAGGTCATGATTGAAACGGCAGAGAAGTCTCCGGGTTATTACGCGGCAGAGGTTTTCGATTATGTCAGCGGGTTGGACCCCACGTTCAAAGACCGGCACACCCCCGAGAGTCTTCTCGAAAGGTTGCAAGACGAGCAGTATGCTGCCGACTTGTATCTCTGGATGTCTGAGCAGTCAGAGAAGTTTTATGACGACGTCCTCTACGAGGAGTTCCTTCAGAAAGTAAAAAAAAAAGAACAGCCCGTCGCTACGGAATCTGCGTTGGACGATGGTTCTTCGGAGCGTCTCGCCTCTCGTGACCTCGAGCGTGATAGTGCTCAAAGCCTGCTACCAGAATACTATAGTGCGGAGCAGACCGCGCAGCGCATGCAGCGCATCGAGGAGGTTGATGCCCAACAGCAGTCGATTTCCGAAGAGGAGCTTGCGGCTTTCCGTCAGTCTCAACTAGACGTTCAGACACCGCCGTTGAATACGGTGGTTACCGGAGAGGTACAAGACTCCTTGGTCGAGGACTTGAGGAGAGCATACGGTAGGTATGGGTTTAGGTTTGAGGGAGGTGTGTTCGGTGAGACTGGAGACATCACCGTGTACAGCCAAGCCCTTGGCATACCCAAGTCGCATACGATTCGTGTTCGCGGCGGCATGATACCGCCCTCGGAGGGCGTTCTGTTTGAGGAGTTCTTGGCTTCGAACAAGTCTCCGTCCATGAGTATGGATGAGGACACGAGGACGTTTGCCGAGAAGTCGATGCGCGTTCGTGAACTCCGTCCCGTTGGAAGGAACAATGGTGATGGTACTACCTCTACGGTGAAGATGGCCAGCGCCGAGGTGGACGGAAAATTTATTGCGTACCCCACCCTATTCCCTAAGGAGCCCGACGCGTTTCATACGCAGCCTTCTATGTGGCTTGAGCTTGGCGGAGACTTCGCAATCGAAGAGGCATACCGTCGTGGTGAGGTGTTTGAGTTCGACACTGCCGAAGAGGCCGAGGCTTTTGCTAATGGTTCTTGGAAAGACGCCCAGACCATAGACCTTGAGGGCGAGGCGTTCTACGCTGCCCGTGGTTACGACTACTATGCCGAGCAGGCCGCCGGTCGGGAGATTGCCGAAGCCAATGCTGAGTACTCTTTCCTTGAGCAGTTGGTTGAAGGTGAGCGGTATGAGGGTGAGATACCGCCTGAGTACCAGAAGTATTTCATCGACGGCAACATGGTCCGCGACGATATCGCCGCCAAGCGTGACGAAGCGGAGCAGCGGGCCAACGCTCTTTACGAGCAGTTCAGTTCCGACGAGGCGATTCGTTTGAGGGAGGACTGGGACGTGGTCCTTGGTAAGCGTCAGGCTGTGCTCTCTGCCGACGCCGCCGAGATGAACAAGGCAGCCATTGAGAGGCAGGACCAACTTGAGGCGGTCACCATGTCTAGGTATGGCACAAGCATCGACGGTCTTTCCAACTACGAGCCTAAGACCGCGCAAGAGTACCGCGACATCAACGCCATCATCGGTAGCTACAACGTCGATGTAACCGACCGTGTGGTTGCGGCAAAGAAGTACGAGAACGCGCAACTGTACTACGACAGGAAGTTCAATAAGCAAGTTATTGATGACTACGTAGAGGGTCTGGACGAGTTTGCTCTCAAGATTCGAGAGGGCTTGCGCACCGGAAACACCATGGTGGAGTTGCTCAAAATCAACTTCGGAATCACCGACGACGAGGAGGCCCTTGCTCGCGTGAACAACCTTCAAGCGAACAGGGACACGCGCCTAGGCAGGACCTCAGCTAGGGTAGAGGGTACGGTCACCACATCGCAGTTGTTTGACGAGTCTGGTCGAGACCTCGGTCAGCACATGGCTAACCTTGCTGCGGAGTCTTTGTCCATGCTGTTCCCACTGGGAGCGCGTATCCTCCCCACCTTTGGTGCCCTTGGCGCTGGCATTGGCTTTGCTGCCGGAGGGCCCGTAGGTGGTGTGGCTACTAGTGCGGCGGGCTTGGTCGGAGCAACGGGAGCGATAGGCGGAGCCATCGGCACCGGATTCGCTGCGGCAGCGTTGGGTGGTATGTCTGTCTCTGCCTTCATGATGGAGTGGGGCAACTCTATCCTTGAGGTGGGCAACGAGAAAGGATATGATTGGGCCGACCCTCAGTCGGCTATGCTCGCATACATGGATGATTCGGTGTGGCAAGAAGGCACCGACCGTGGTATCAAGCGCGGTATACCTATCGCTGCCGCGAGCTGGCTTA